ATGTGGAAATCGAAGTTGACCTGCACGCACTCATAGCCCTGGCTGTCCAGCGAGGCAAAGTCAGCGGTTACGCGCTCGTCGCCGCCCGCGGTATCGGTGGTACTGGCAATCGATCCGGACACGCCGACGCCGATTTTTTCACCCTTCATTTCCGGCACGGGCACGATGTTGATGCGGGTCAGAAACGCGGACGACTCCTGCACGCGGGTCATCAGCTTCTGCGTCACGGACGGTTCGACGCTGAATTTTTTGTTCATGTCGTCGATTTCAACGCCGTTCAGCTCGGCGACGCGTGACATATAGGCGTTAAATTTGAAGCGGGTTTGCTTGCGCATTGGCTTTCCTGTTTATCAGTGTTCGGGTTTATCAGCAGTCGGTCATTACGCTGGATTTGTTGTCGCCGCCGGTGGCAGGCGGACGGCGGTTAAAGTTGCCGTCGGTGCGGGTGAGCGTGTCCTGCAGCGTGCTCAGCGCTTCGCGGGCTTTGCCGTGTTCGGCTTCCAGCGCATCCAGACGATCGGCGAAGGTTTTCTTCACGTCCGCCAGCTGCTGCGCGTAGCTCTCGCCGTTATGCTGCACCTGCTCGGCAATGACTGTTACCGCCGCGCTCACGTCGTTAAAACGCTCGTCGTCGGTCTTCTCTTTGCGGGTAAACAGCTCTTTCACGCGGGACAGCAGCGAGGGCGCGGCATCGGCTTCCTCATAAAACTCAATCAGGGTTTCTTCGGCGGCGGTAAACAGGTTGTCTTTATCCAGCTTGCGCGACGCCAGCGGATTAGCTTTCGCCGTAGCGCTGAAACTCAGAATCTCGGTGCCGAGGCTGGCCGGATCGTCGGTGACGGCCAGACCAACCAGATAGGCTTCGCCGGTGTCAGCAAACTTGGTATTGATTTCAACCGAGGTGTAAATCTTCTGGCGCGCTTTGGTCAGGTCGATCAGTTCGGGCGTCGGGTCGATGTAGCCGTAAAGCGCAAGCTTGCCCGCCAGTGCGCCTTCGGTGATTTCCTCGACTTCAACTTTGGTTACGTCGCCGTAGCGGCGGAACGGGCTGTCGGCGGCGTAGCCCTTGATGTGTTCCATGTTGACGCGCGCACCGTACACGGTCGGGTCGTAGTTCTTCGCCATCTGCGAAATCCACTCGCGGGAAATCTCGCGGCCGTCGGTGGTTGCGCCCTCAACGGCGATGCGAAAACGCTTTGCTTTGGTTGTTGCCATTAACAGGCTCCGGTCAGTGGGTAAGTCGGTTCGGGGTCAGTTTCCCCGCCGCACCTCAATCCCTCAACGAAAGCCAGCCCGCTCACGTACCAGCAAACAGCCAGCGCAGGCGCGCCATTTTCGCCACCGGTAGCCTTAGCGGCATGAACATGACACCCGGCACTATCATCAGCGATCCGCGCCGTCAGGCTGCGCTGCTTTACTGGCAGGGATATTCCGTGCGCCAGATTGCGGAAGCGATCGGACAAAAAACGCCGACCGTGCAGAGCTGGAAGCTGCGCGACGAGTGGGACAGCATCGCGCCCATCAGTCGCGTGGAAGCCAGCATGGAAGCGCGGTTGATTCAGCTCATCATGAAAGAGGTCAAGGGAAATGGGGATTACAAAGAGATAGACGCGCTCGGCCGCCAGATTGAGCGGCTGGCGCGGGTTGAGCGCTACCGCAGCAGCGGTAACGAGGCGGACTTAAACCCGAACGTGCGCAACCGCAACAAAGGCGAGCGCCAGCCGGTGATTAAAAACGTGTTCAGCGACGAGCAGACCGAAAAACTCACAGGCCTGTTTATGGATAACTGCTTTGAGTACCAGCTCAACTGGCACAAAGCCGGGCTGACGCACCGCATCCGCAACATCCTCAAGTCGCGTCAGATTGGCGCGACGTTTTACTTTGCCCGCGAGGCGCTGATCGACGCGCTGACCACCGGGCGCAACCAGATTTTTCTGTCGGCCAGCAAGGCGCAGGCGCACGTCTTCAAAAACTACATACTCGACTTTGCCCGACAGGCCGACGTTGACCTCAAAGGCGATCCGATTGTGCTGCCCAACGGGGCACGCCTGATTTTTCTCGGCACCAACGTGCGCACCGCGCAGAGCTACACCGGCAATCTGTACCTGGATGAATATTTCTGGATCCCAAAGTTTCAGGAGCTGCGCAAGGTCGCCAGCGGCATGTCACTGCACAAGAAGTGGCGCACCACTTATTTTTCCACGCCGTCGAGCCTGTCGCACAGCGCCTATCCGTTCTGGTCGGGCGAGCTGTTCAACAAGGGGCGGCGCAACCGAGATGACCGCATCGAGCTGGATCTCTCGCATTCCCATCTGGCAAAAGGCGCGCTGTGCGGCGACGGCCAGTGGCGGCAGATTGTCACCGTTGAAGACGCGCTGACCGGCGGCTGCAACCTGTTCGACATCGATCAGCTGCAGCTTGAATACAGCCCGGCGGAATATCAGAACCTGCTGATGTGTGAATTTGTGGACGACGAGGCCAGCGTGTTCCCGTTCGCCGAGCTGCAGACCTGCATGGTGGACAGCATGGAAGAGTGGGACGACTTCAACCCGTATGCGCTGCGCCCGTTCGATTACCGGCCGGTGTGGATTGGCTATGACCCGTCGCACACCGGCGACAGCGCCGGATGCGCGGTTATTGCGCCGCCGCTGGTTGCGGGCGGCAAGTTCCGCGTGCTGGAGCGCCACCAGTGGCGCGGCATGGACTTCGCCGCGCAGGCGCAGTCGATTAAGGAGCTGACAGAAAAGTACACCGTGGAATACATCGGCGTGGACGCCACCGGCATCGGTCAGGGCGTGTTTCAGCTCGTGCGCCAGTTCTTTCCGGCGGCGCGGGAAATCAAATATTCGCCCGAGGTGAAAATCGCAATGGTGCTTAAAGCCAAGGACACCATCAGCAGCGGCCGCCTCGAATACGACGCAGGCCAGACCGACATCACGCAGTCATTTATGGCAATCCGCAAAACCATGACCGCAAGCGGCAACCGCTCAACCTACGAGGCCAGCCGCAGCGAGGAAGCCAGCCACGCCGATGTCGCGTGGGCAATCATGCATGCACTGCTTAACGAACCGCTCACCGCTGCCAGCGGCGGAGCTAACCCTTCATTTATGGAATTTTACTAATGAGCAAACGCAATCGCCGCAAGGCCTTCACCGCACAAACCCAGCCCGCGCAGGACGCTTCGCAGCCGTTCGAGGCGTTTACCTTTGGCGAGCCAACGGCGGTACTGGATAAGCGCGACATCATGGATTATGCCGAGTGCATCCATAACGGCCGCTGGTATGAGCCGCCCGTCAGTTTTCATGGTCTGGCGAAAAGTCTGCGCTCAGCGGTACACCACAGCTCGCCGCTGTACGTGAAGCGCAACATTCTGGCCTCAACGTTTATCCCGCACCCGCTTCTCAGTCAGCAGGAGTTCAGCAAGTTTGCGCTTGATTATCTGGTGTTTGGCAACGCCTTCGCCGAACTGCGCCGCAACACGCTCGGCAAACCGCTGCGTCTGGAAACCTCACCGGCCAAATACACGCGACGCGGCGTGGAGGAGGGCGTTTACTGGTTTGTGAACGAGTGGAAGGAAGCGCACCAGTTCGAGGCGGATCAGGTGTTCCACCTGATTGAGCCGGACGTGAATCAGGAACTTTACGGCCTGCCGGAATACCTCAGCGCACTTAATTCCGCCTGGCTGAATGAGGCCGCCACGCTGTTCCGCCGCAAGTATTACCAGAACGGCGCGCACGCAGGTTACATCCTGTATATGACCGACGCCGCCCAGAGCAGCAGCGATATCGAGCGCATGCGACAGGCGATGCGCGACACTAAGGGGATTGGTAATTTCCGCAACCTGTTTATGTACGCGCCCAACGGCAAGCCGGATGGGATCAAGATTTTGCCGCTCAGCGAGGTAGCGACGAAAGACGATTTCTTTAATATCAAGAAGGCCAGCCGCGATGATTTACTCAGCGCGCACCGCGTGCCACCGCAGATGATGGGAATTATCCCGGACAGTGCGGGCGGGTTTGGGGATGCAGTGAAGGCGGCGCAGGTGTTTGTCAGGAATGAGCTGACGCCGCTGCAGGAGAGAATGAAAGAGTTAAATAATTGGATTGGAAAAAATGTGATTGATTTTAAGGCTTATAACTTAGAGTAGAGCTATAAGCTTAATATAAACCCTTGCTTAAGGAAGCGTACATATCCTTTCTTTATATTGGCTATTTATGCTTCTGCAGATTCCTCTAGCATAGTTTTTGATAGAGTACGTAAATGCAGATCGAGCCAAAGAAATAATTAGCTTGTTATTATTGATTAGCCTGATAACTTTATCTTGCGATGCATCGAGAGTATAGGCGTCTGAATCTATATGTTGTTTTATTTTTGTTATCCTCGGGTTGTCTGCATCCATGAAACACCAAGTATCACCTTTAAACTGGTAGTTTACTTCCGCTCTGATATCCGATGGGCTAAATTTCTCTTCGGAGATTCTGATAAATCTCTTGTGCTCTTGAAGCTTAATTTCCAGGCTAGAATACTCATGGTCATCTTCTTGAGCTGCGCCAATAATCACATCTAAAATTTTAATCCAAATTGCCCATACTTCTTTGTGCGAACCACCCCCTTTACCATTTTTTCTTATAACAATCTCTTTGCAATCTTGAGAGAACTCAACTGTTGATAGTCCGCCGTTGGCGGATTTGATATCCATAATAGCAGATGTTTTGATTATTTTTAATGTGGCATCATCAATATTGGTTAGGCTATAGCCAGCTAACCTCATTAAATAATGAACTGCATAGTATGCAGCATAATAATGTTCGACAATTTGCCATGCAATATTGTGTTCTTGAGACTGTCTGGACCTATCTAAAGACACCATTGATGCCAGAAAAAACTTATGTGCTTCACCTGCAATTAACTTACCAAACTTAATTTCATCAGACATTATCATCTTCATTGTCTGTCTGACGGCATCAATTCTAGGGCTTGTATCGGTTGCACTAATTTCCTTAGAGCCTGGTATGAAATCAGTGATTGTGAAATTAAGTTTCTTCATTTCTTCAGTAAATTTAGAAACACTTTTCTTGTTAGCACCTGCAACAAGTTCACGCATCATAAAAGAAAAAAGGCGCATAAACTTCACGTCATCATTCATATAGTTAGCATCCTCTTCAACAGCCTTTTATCAAGGGTTTCAATCGACTTCATGGTGGTTCGGCTATTAATTAAAGATTCAGCATTTACTCCAATACTTCTTTCAAGATATTTCTTGTGCTCACTAATCAAACTTGCTTTGTCAGCATCATAATCTGAAATAACAGTAATTACTGCCTTGCTATGACCAATAATGATCTTGAATGTTGTTGGTTTAATGATTATGGAATCAAAATCTATATTCTGCTCTTGCAGAATATCTTTAACCGCATAAAGATAGGAGTTTGTGATGCTGAATAATTTATCAGGACTGGTAACGTTGAAGTTTTTTATTAATGATTTATATGCTTCATAAAATGTAACTTTAGAAAGTTTTGTTCGATTCTTCTCAAACCTCGATAACTTACCTTTGAGACAGCTATCATTTCTTTCCTCAAATAATGTAAATATAACGTCTAAGAGTTCTTCATCATCCTTTTGAGTTTGAGCTAACTTTTTAATATCTAATAATAACTCTTTAGGTACAGGTTTTTGTAACGTGTTAACGTCAATAAAAATCCTCGCTTCCTGAGCAGGAGTCAAATCGGGAAAAATGACCACTGGGACGCGAAGTTTTATCTCATCGAAACCAAGTTCATTCAACATTCTAAAACCAAAGACTCGATGCTGCCCATCTATAATCAAAAATGAAGCTATATCAATGTTAAAACCTACAGTTTTATTCTTGCTATTGTATTCCAAATCTGACATTTGCTGGGCAGATAGAATAATACTTGAAGGTATTACACCGCCTTTTTGTATGTAATCAGCTATGCTGGCGGCTCGTTTTTCATCAAGAGAACGCTGAAATCCTTTTATCGGATCTTCGGCACGAGGATTCACAGAGCAACAAGATGCTATGACACTAATGGGCAGTGTTAGTGTGTAAAACTTATGCTCCCCTTGAGTAATTAATGAGGCACTGAAGAAGTCTTTCTCGGACATAAAATTTCCTTGATCAAGCAGTGTAAATTAAGAATTGGTCTTATTTGTGAATAGTATGACGTAATGCGCCAGCGCGCAATGCTATCCCCGCCACGCCTGCCCGCTTTATGCACCGTTTTTCATGCAGATGCATGCGCCTCGTCAAGCCGCACCAGCTATGGGCGCTGTAGCGATCGGCGATCCTATCTGGATCATGCAAAATCATGCACAAGAATGCGCTTTGCTGCAGCGTGAAAAAAGCCACCGAAATGGTGGCTCAGGGCAGGGGAGTTACTGAGAAGAAGTCATTCAGCCTGGCGGAAAATGGCATCCTGATAAATCGCCGTATCAATCTTTCCGGCCATCTCACTAATCATCGACAGTGCCAATTTTAGTTCATTTTCTTTGCAGTGTGCGACAAGCGAAACGTCGGCGATAAACTGAATGCGTGCAACGGTCTCGCTCAGATTGTCTAAGTCCATCAGTTAATTAGCTCCTCAATCAATTTTTATACTGTATGAATGAACAGTATCATGCGATTTAGGAACCGTAAAGATTCGCATAGTTTTTTGTAAGTTAAATGCTGTTTTATTGAGCGCTGCGTTTGCCCATGCATTTCTTAGCTAATGCCTCAAACCTGCTTAGGGCTGTGGATGCTTTACGCCGATCGCGGAACAGATGCCCGCTGCTGCCGCTCCAGAATGTTTGCTCACCCACTTTCAATTTTCGGCCGCTCATCATCCAGGTGATCTCACCTTCGGACAGGTGCAAACGCGAGACATCGTGGAATATCTCTTTAAGCTGTTCGCGTTTCTCCAATTGCTGCGCGCTTGGCGCTGGCGGTGACTGTTTTCGCTGCTTAACAGGTGTGCTTTCGTGCAGTCGCCGCAAAATACGCCGCCTTTCTGCTCGTGTTGGCGGCTGTGAGAAATCGAGAGGGATATCAACTGGCGGCGACGCCGTACAGTTATTGACAGAACTCCAAGAGGGCGCGGACGCGCCCTTAACGTCAACGGCCAAATCAACGGCACGCTTCGGCACAATTTTCCACTGAGTTAGTCGGGTTAGGATTGGCGTATCTGCGCCAGCGTCAGTTGCATACACGCCTTGGATACGCACGGTTTCTTCGCCGTAAGCGTTGAGATCTTCGCTCGGTTGATACCAGGTGCGCACGGCCAGCTCGTCCCGACGCACAAATGCGCCGCCCTGTGCGTTAACGTAGCCAGCCCAATCACCTGCATCGGCAGCGTCATGCACGGCCGCAAACTCGATACTGAGTCCATGCGCGGTTTCGCTGTCGGCCATGCGGCGCAGTTCGCGATATACCGTGACCGGCGCACCGCCAACAAACTGGAACTGGCGAATGTGCCAACGCGCAGCCCATGCCGAAACGGCGGGCGCGGTGTCTTTAAGTTCTTTACCACTTTCATCGTCCAGCTCGCCGTCGAGTGCATAGCCATCGATGTTTTTTGAGATATATTTCGCCACATAGCCGGTGGCGCTGCCCTTATCGGGGTCAATGGCTTCGGCATGAAAGCGCGCTCTGCGAGCTTTTTCGCTGGTTAGTTCTATACCATCTTCACGCCATGCATAGTCGCTGATCACCTCACGCACACGATCGACATTTTCAGGCAGCAT